CTTCGACAACTCTACGTAAGATGGTGAAGAAAATGAAAATCTGTTCCTATGATAAAGAGAGAATTCTTTCAAATTTAGATAAGCTCAGAATGTCCAACTTGCCTGACGAGGAAATTAGTCCGCTCACCCGTCAACTGTTCGAGGATATTTATTCTGTCCCCGTCCAGTCTCAGATTGCATTTGAAAAGAACCCTCTATCAAGGAAGTCCGCGGAGATTTTCCGGGAGTTTGCACCTCAATCTTATCATTCGTATTCCGGAAGACATTCATACAAATCAAAAGTGACTACAATCCGAGAGGAGATTGTCATTTATGGTGTATGGAGGAAATCAGATGATTTAAGGAAGATTGAATTACTCTCCACTGATCCAGGCAAGAGACCAACTTGTGCTGTTCCAAATGTTGAAGTATTTTTCAACTTTATTATGGGGCCACTGAATGATGTGGTCCCTGAGGCCGCATGATCCTCTAAACAGGTCCCACACCGTAATGTGGGGGTGTTTCTCCTAGACACCTTAATACTGGGAAAATATTAATTCCAACAGGACCCATGCCGTAACATGGGAACGATCCTCACGTTCAATGGGGCTCCCTCAATTCAGGGTGTTATTTATTGCATAGTCCTTACCATGAATAACAATTCGTCACATGGGACCCCTGCTAGCAAGCAGAAGAAAACCTCCAAGAAAAAGACTTCTAATAAGAATAAGAATGTCACCAAAGTTGTCATTAAGAACAAGCCTCCGAAATTGACCAGTAGACCTGTGTCAATGAGTCCCACCTTAAGAACAGCACTATATCGAGATATCATGCATCTACAGCAACCAGGCCAAGCCTTCCTAGTTCCCCGTCTTAGCGGTGCAGCTAGGGTTCCACATTTGTTTTTAGCTACGTACAACCCGGTTGGTTTAAAGAACCAAACAGGGATGCTTTACTGTCGCCCTCAAATGCGAGATACCCTTACCGAATTTGTTAGTGGAGACTTGGATGTGACAATCAATGCTAACCGCGTTCGATCTGTCATTTACCCGCAG